ACAACTAGGAAAGACTACATTGCGTCTGCGGGTCAGGACGAGTTTGCTTATGATTGGAAGATCATAGTAGCGACTGATATTGCTGTGGTAAAAAACAATGTACTTTTATCCGCAAGCGATTATTCTGTTTCTAATGTTGGCGTTGTAACCGGGGGCAATGTAACGCTTAACTCGGCAGCTTCGGCTAACGATAAAGTTTCTCTGTTTCTCAATATGCCGATCACCAGGACAACTAACTATGCCAATAGCGGTCAGTTCTTGGCATCAACGGTTAACGATGATTTTGACAAAGTGTATTCGGCTGCTGTTCAGAACTCTAATACCCGGTTTGTAAAACTTCAAAACATTGACCAACCGTTATTATCTGGTGGTGCGATTGATATGTCACTCCCGTTAGGGGATGCGAGGAAGGGCAAGTTATTAGGGTTTAACGCGACAACGGCTAACCCGGAAGCGGTTAGTTATGCTAACGCAACTATTTTAAATGTGGATACATTTACAGGTGATGGGTCAACCACAGCGTTTACGTTGTCAGATTCAATGGCTGGCCCAGAATATCTTAATGTTGCAATTGATGGTGTAATGCAAGCGGTAGCAACTTACGCTGTATCGGGAACAACCTTAACATTTACTGAAGCACCACCCTTAAATTCTGGTATTGAAGTACGAAAGTATGTTGGCAATATTACTACCCTTGAGGGTATATCAAGCGTAACGGCTGGTACTAACCTTAATGGTGGTGGTACGTCAGGGAATGTAACAGTTAATGTAGATACAGCTCCTAGTTTCACTCAGGTAGATATTACGGCTCAAGGTGACCTAAGACTGCAAGATTCATCGGGAGGACAGTACGCAGCATTACAAGCCGCTGCAACGACTACATCTTATACATTGACGCTACCAGCAGCCGTTGGTTCAAGTGGTCAGGTCTTACAAACTACGGATGGGGCTGGGACGCTTGGATTTGCTACCGTAGGTGGTGCATATAACGAATGGGCTGTTAAAACCACAACCTATCAATTAGTTCACAAAGACCAGATTGTCTGCAATCACGCATCAACGCCTTTTACGGTTACGTTACCTACAGCGAATGTTGCTGGCGGTAATGTTGGCAATACAGTGATTATTAAAAATGTTGGAGCAGCTACGGTTACAGTTGCAAGAAATTCTAGCCCAATCGATTCAGCAGCATCGGACGGAACATTGCCGTCTGGTAATGCCGTCCAGTTAGTTTATGTGGACGATACAATCGGGTGGGCAAGTCTTTAAAGGAGATTGAATCATGGCAGTTTTAGGAGGAGCAGCACCAAGTAATCTTTGGCAAATACCAATTACATATTCACAGGATTGGGTTCCACCAGCAAACGGTACTGCAATTTTCCACCTAATTGGCGCTGGCGGTGCTGGAGACGGAAATGGAGGGTCAGGAAATGCTGGCGGTGGTGGTGCAGGAGGCTACGCGAGAAAAAGCTATACAGTAACTACGTCTCAATCTTATGCAATTGCTATTGGTGCTGGTGGGCTTGGAAGTGGAAATGCTACTGGAGGCAACGGAGGGCATACAACAGTTACGTTAACTGGAGTTGGGCCTACGATTACTGCAAATGGTGGCACTGGAGGGTCAGGAAGTGCTGCTGGTACTGGAGGAGCAGCGTCTAATGGAGATGTTAATCGAACAGGCGGAAATGGAAGTTTAACGTCAGGTGGATGTGGTGGCGCAGTAGGTATATACACTAACGGTGAAGGTGCAGCTAATAATTATGCAGGAAGTTCAGATGTGCAATCACCTTTTATGTCTCCATCTTACGGATTTTTAAGTGGTGGTGGACGAGGCGGCAAAACGACTTTTGAAAGAAGTGGTGGAGAAGAAACTGGGCCAATGAGAGGTGAAAATGGAGAATTTCTTGCTGGAGGGGGCGGTGTTCATACTAGGAATGGATATTATGCCGAGCAAATGGCTGGTTTTGGTGGTATTGGAGGAGGCGGTGGTGGTGCTTACTCAGATAGTAACAAGCCTCCCACTTCTATTGGCGGCAACGGAGGCGATGGTATTGTGATTATTCAATACTTGACCGTTTCATAGGAGAAAAAAATGTCAGCATATTTAATAAAAGAAAGTGATGGGACAGTAATTAACCCTGCTGCTAAAGGTGACCTTGAGTTTTTTAAAAAGATTTATGCAGATAAGGTAATTGAAAAAGTTGAACCACCAACACTTTCGTCAAAAGACATAGCAGAGCAAAAACAGCAAGAAGCAAGAAGCTGGAGAAATGCTGAACTTGATAGAACGGATACGCTTTATCTTGTAGACGATTATCCTGACAAAGACAAGCTGAAAACATACCGTCAAGAATTAAGGGATTGGCCCAGCATTGCTGATTTTCCAGACAAGAAACCAACCTTGGGAAGCTAGTTATGGGACTAACAGAAGCACATAACAGAATGATTTTTGGCGCACCAGCTAATGTTAAAGATTTTGGTGCGGTGGGAAATGGTACAACTGATGATAGTGCTGCTATTCAATTAGCACTAGACCAAGCAGGGCGTGTATATCTTCCAGCAGGGACGTATCGAATTGACACTTCGCTGAGAATTAAATCATCTACACATTTCTTTGGCGATGGTGTTGAAGCATCCATTTTAAAAGAAGGTGGTGATGACGCAGCAGTAACACTAACAGCATTGTTTCCATCTATTCTGGTTAACCAAGCCTATACTGATAATTCAGCAACCGGCAATGATTCGATGATAGTAGAGAATATTGCGTTTCATGGTAAACGTTCAACAGCCATTGCGGCTGGTGCAGTAACGGATACAGCCAAAGGCATTGGTGGTATTTATTTCAAATACGCTACAAGAAGCCAGATTAAGAATTGTTACTTTAAAGATGGTTGGTCTGGATTTGTATTTGATGGAACGCGAACAGGGTTTACTAATCTTGAACAAAACAGAATTGAAAATTGCACTGTGTTCAACTCAACTAGCTGGAACAACACAAATGTAAATGTTGGAACACCGCGAGGAATGTCAATAGCGACAGACTACACGATGCTAACTGATAATGCAGTTAACTCATCATCAACAGGCTATTACATTAGCGGCACAAATGTAGTAGTTGATGGATGTGAGGCGCACGATTGGGATTATGATAATGGGTTTTACTGTTTAGCACCGCAGATCAAAATGACTAACTGCACAGCCAATGGGCAACATCCTGTCCCCAATGGGTTTGGAAATGGTTTTACGTTTGCGTATAACACTGGCGCGTTAGTAACAAACTGCGAAGCTCTAAACTGTAGCAACATGGGCTTTAGGTTACACGCCCCACAACGAAATTCGTCTTTAGCAAACTGTAAGGCGATTAACTGCGGCTATGGGTTACGCGCAGAAAACACAGGGGGGTGGTCACCAGCGACATCAAAAATAACAGCAGCAGATGAGGTTATTAATGTTGCTCCATCGGGTACAGCTAACGTCACAGTCAGGATGGTAACGGTTGATTTAGACGTAGCAATAAGCACTACGTTATTTACCACAGATGGCTGGATTAATATAGATGGTGTGACTCAAGTTCATAAGAGTTATGAATTTACTGTATCGTCTGGGACTCCAGTAGTCGGTAATTTATATACATTAAATGCGACAACTTATCGGGCAGATTCTTTTGTTGGTTCTACATTGGTTGCAACTAGAACAGCAGGAGAAGGCGCATTGCCAGCATCAGGCACATTAGCAGGAACACCGACTATAGCTTATAGCTCTGTCTCTGCAAGGCCAGATGTTCATTATTTAGTAAATGGTAGTTTTCCTATTTATTCAATAAGCGGAGACACAATAAAGTTTATTAATGAAGATATGCAAATAACAACTGGAACTGGGTCTGTGCCAATAGGCGGAACACCAGCAGTACGGTATTGCTTGCATGATATTAATATTAATAATTTCTTAACTGATACTAATGAGCTTGATGGAATACAACTTCACAGAACAGGCAATATAATTTTAAACAACGTTACTGTTAAACAAGCAAAAGACTACGCTATTGAAATATTTGACAGTCGAGCTATTACGGTAGCGAATTGTATGTTTTACGAAACGTACCAAGCTGGCGTATACGCACAGGATTCTGTCGGATTAATCATCGACAACATCAAAACATACGACACAAAAGGGTCGGGGGATACATCATCCAATAGAGGTGTCATTTCTTTCTACCAAGTTCAAGGTTTAACAATTACTAATGTAGTTGGTAGCAGTTATAAAGACTATTGGATAGCGCAGTCTGCAACCGCAGAGACTTACGCAAGCACAGGCATAGTTAAAGATAATTATCGAACTGACAACATCACGCAATTGGACTTTACGTTGTTTCCAATATTCTATGAAGGTTCTGGGGCTGGTACGCCAGAATCAGCCGTAGTTGCTGGTATTGGTAGTGTATGGCATAGAAATAATGGTGGCTCAAATACGTGCTTATACATTAAAGAAAGTGGAACATCTAACACAGGATGGGTGGCTAAATAATGGATATGAAAGCATTAACAAATGTACTGCCAATTGCAACGGTAGCAGCAGCAACTATTTTTAGTTATGCGACTCTTAGTGCTACTGCGTCAAGCAACACAGATGACATTGACCGAAACCATGAGACTTTAGAAAAACATGAATTAAAAATAGACAACTTGGAAGATGAGGTTATCCGTCTTGCAAGTAAGACTGAGCGAATTGAGGAAGTCACGCAAGAAACAAAAGACGATGTAAAAGAAGTGTTATTAATTTTGAGGAGAGAGGCCACACAATGAGTAATCCATTTGAAGGCGTAGGAGCCAGTTTAAACGGTGCCGTAAGCACATGGGTAAGCGTCACCCCTAGTGATGGCAGCGACAACGTAGGAACGGGAAATACAGCCATTGGTTTGTATATTGGAACAGCAGGAAACATTGTTGTTATAACCAAAAACGGTGACACAATTACTGTGCCTGTGCCTGATAATTTTTATTTTATTTGCGGAGTGACGAGGGTTAAGTCTACGTCCACAACTGCAAGTAACATCTTTGCATTAATCGCATGACACTCGCCCACTTTAACGCATCAATTTTTTCGTCTATCCCCAGAGGTGGTGGGGCATCGGGCTATAACATTGAATATCTTGTTGTGGCTGGGGGCGGTGGTTGTGGCGGAATGTTTCAAGGAGGCGGC